TCGTCTCGTCTCCCCAATCCCGGCCAGCTCCGACGAGTCGAGCGCTACCCTCAAATCACGCCGCGCGAAGGGGTCAAAATTGGACGCCGATACGGGGTCAAATTTGCGAGCCGATTGACAGCCAGAATCACTGCCAGCGATCTGCGTGACCGCGTCAGGCTCGAAATGCGCGAGGAAGTCGATGATGGCTGGGGCGGCGTTGGTCTTGGCGATTGGGTTCCCCAATTCGAGCGCAACGCTTGCATCCTGCTCTCCAAGGGGGGTGAGACCGTCATTGCCGCGCGCCTGCAAAGCATTCAGCCGGCCCTGATCATCGTGCGTTACGACGCCCAGACCGCAGCCATCACCGCCGCCTGGCGCCTGATCGAAACCCGTTCCGGCACCGTCTACAACATCCGCACCGTCGCCGACATGGAGCGGCGCGGCCGATTCATCACCATGCTGTGCGAATCGGGGGTGGCGACCTGAGCGCCAAGGGCAAGCCGGAACCAGAGTCTTGGGGAGACCGCCATGACACCATCCAAAGCCGGCGATCACTTCCGTGTGTCGGAGACTGAGCTTGAAGCGCTCCTGGTTCGCGCTTCCGAAACCGGCGCTCGCCGCGCCCTGCAAGAAGTCGGGCTTGAGGGCAAGGATGCCGCAGAAGATATCCGCGACCTGCGCTCGCTGCTGGCCGGATTCAGGCTGGCCAGGCGCACTGCCGTGCAGACGACAGTCCGCATCCTCACCACCGGCATCCTGATCGCGCTGATGGCCGGCTTCGCCATCAAGCTGAAGCTCTTCGGACCGACGCCTTAACCCATCCACCCGTCCCATCGGACCATCGCCTGCCCTCGCAGAGGAGCGGGCTTTTTATGCCTGGAGACCTGCGATGTCGATCATGACCTACAAACACTGGCGCGACGTGCCCGAGAGCACCTGGCGCTGGAAGAATTTCTCACCCGCCGAGATCGCCTGCCGGGGCACCGGCAATCTGCTGGTCAACGAAGCTGCGCTCGACAAGCTGCAAGCGTTGCGTGACCGGCTGGGCAAGCCGCTGATCGTCCGCTCGGCCTATCGCAGCCCCGAGCACAACCGGGCCGTCGGCGGCGCGACGCGCTCGAAGCACATGGATGGCGCGGCTTTCGACATCGCCATGGCGAACCACGACCCGGTGGTCTTCGAGGCCGCGGCGCGGGAGGTCGGGTTCCTCGGCTTCGGCTTCTATCCGCGCTCGGGATTCATCCATGTCGATCTTGGCCCCGCACGGCAGTGGGGCGAGCAGTTCCCGGTCCGGGCGACGGCATTTGCAGCGGAGACGCCGCCCGCGCGGGAGGTACTGGCTGACAGCCGCACCATGAAGGGCGGCGGCGCGGCTGGCGTGGCGACGCTGGGTGTCGCGGGGGTCGAGGTGGCGCAGAGCGTCCTGGCGGAGACCCAGTCCGCGATCCTGCCGCTCGTGCCGTATCTCGACACCCTGCGCTGGGTGTTCATCGCCGTGGCGCTCGGCGGGATCGCGGTCACCATCTACGCCCGCATCAACGACTGGAATCGGGGGCGTCGATGATCGCTGCTCTGTTCACCGGGATCGTCGCCAGCCCGTGGATGCGGGCGGCCTTGCGCTACGGCGCCATCGCACTCGCCGTGCTTCTGTTCTTGCTGGCACTCCGGCGCTCCGGCGAGCGTGCTGGCCGCCTCGCCGAACGCCTCGAAACCTCGGAGAAGACCAATGACATCCATCGCCAGATGCTCGATGCGGCAGCTCGCCGTCCTCGTGATCGTAACGATCTCGCTGACCGGCTGCGCGACGGTCGCTTCTGAACCTCGCATGGCCACTGTCTGTCCGCCGGTTGTTGAGTATAGCCGCGAGTTCCAGGCGCGCGCCGCCGACGAGCTCGATCTGCTGCCGGAGGGGTCGGCTACTGCCGAAATGCTCGCCGACTACAGCGTCATGCGTGACCAGGCTCGGGCGTGCGGACAATGACCGCATTCATTATAAGCCCAGAAGCGACCGCAGTTTCTGCTCAATGCCAGCAGAATCGATGCCGTTCTCTTCGGTGGTCATCACGAGTATTCCCTCGTCGCCTTCCCCCTCATCTTCCGGCATCACCCCCTGGGAGCGATACCAATCCAGTTTCGCCAGCCATCGGCGGCGATAAGCTGGCTCAGACAGTAGCCCAAGATGCTCCAGAAAGACGCGCCGCCCAGTTTCTGCATCTTCAATCGTAAAGTCAGGATATCGAACGCTGCCGTCTTTCCCAGTGAAGGGTTGTTCGTAGGCGTAAGTAATGCCAAGGCCGTGAAGCAGGTTGGCAATAATCACCTCCGATTTCGAGCGGACCAGTTCGCCCCGGGTGGTGCGATGAATGAGGCCTTCTTCGAGGAACGCCCCGACATACTCGACAGGCTTAGGATCGGAGAACAAATTTGTGAGACGACGGGCGGTCTCGGAATGCTCGGACAAGGAAAGCTTTAGGAGAGCCCGAAGGTCGCCCTGATGAAAGAGGACCACTTGTTCGCGTTGACGAGTCAATGCGGTATAGAGCAACTCGCGCGAAAGCAGGCGGCAGGGATTCGGTATCACGATAAAAGTCATACCAAATTCGCTGCCTTGGGCTTTGTGGATGGTCAAAGCATAAGCGAGCTCCAGAGGTGCTTCGCCTTCATCGCCGAAATCGGTACCTCCAAAGCCAAACTTGTACCCAAGCTGCGTAGAGAACTCGACCTCAATCTTCCACGGGAGGCCCTTTGGCTTCCAGCCGCTCCCTTTGAACTGCCCGACGACAATTCCGATCTCTCCGTTCGCGAGATAACCCTTGTCCATTTTCGGATAGACGTCGTACCGTCTCCCATTAGCGACATTGATTACCTTGTCGCCATACAAGATCCCTTGGGGTCCCAACGGCTTACAGGTCTTCCGTTCCCAGTACTTTTCGGGCTCGGCCCAGACACGCGCTTGCCGCCGGAAGGACTTCTGAAGCCATCGGTTCAACCCGTCCACGCCAGTCTCCCCGGCACGCACTGGCGAGAGGATCTGCCATGCTTCAGCATCGGCGCCTCCACCGCGACGACTTTCGAAGCCCTCGACGTCTTTTTCTGAACGTGACAGGTTGAAATACACCAATTCCTTGAATGGGCGGCCGCCGAGGCTGATTTCGAAGCTAGCGTCGTCCCGCTCGTCGTCGAAGCCCTGCTTGTGCGAGATGCTTCGCGTCGCCGCGTTGATCTCGGCAAGAAGCTTTGTTTGGAGGTCGGTCTCGCCTTCCCAGCGAACAGCTCGAATGCCGATCGACTTACCGCTGGCTAGACGATCCCAGGCTTCATCAGCACCGGGATCGGGAGCCTCTCCCCCGAACCACCTCGACAAGATGATATCGTCACGAGCCGCTGGCGGTTGTCCCGCCGCGACTGATTGCTCGGTCTGGCGGCGAACGATCTTGAGTTCTGCATACCCGGCCGGCGCCTCGCTACTTGCGACGGCATTGTTCAAATAGCGGACGATGTCGACAAAGGGCCGACCCGCGCCAATAGGCGGGAGCTGCCTCGGATCGCCCACCAAAATCAATCGCTCGACGGCCGTTGTCTCGATAGCATCAAGGGTCGCCGCCAATTGGTCCTCGGTCAGCATCGAGCACTCGTCGATGACGACAGTCTTGAAGCCGCGCTCGCGGTTCGCGTCATCGGTAACGCGATAGGCCCCGGTCAGCGGGTCATAACGTCCAAGTGCCAACAAGAACTGCGCGAGTGTGTAGGCTTGCGCATTGTTGGCCCGCTTCTGCATCTGAACCCGCGCTTTGCCGGTCGGGGCGAGCAGGAGGACACCCCCGGCGGCGACGGACGGCAACGACAGGAGGGCCGTCAATAGGCTCGTCTTGCCCGTGCCAGCGGGCCCGATCAGAACCGAAAACCGGGAACGATAAATCTCCTCTAGTGCTTTGGCCTTTTCGATGCGCGCAAGCTCTTCCGTCTCGGGGTCGCTCGCGTCGATAAAAGGCGGAAGCTGGTGGTCGATGAGGGCTCGCCAATCATGCTCAGCAGCATGGCGTTTTCCCGCGAGGCGCCGTTTCACACGAGCCGAGATGAGGTCGCGTGACTCCGCATACTCCTGGAGCTGCCATGCGGGGGTGCCATCCGCCATACGGGCGACGGCGATCCTCGCCTCCAAGAACGTGCCAAATGCCTCGATCCAGTCGGCGCCGATTGCGCATTGGGGCGAGACGTCGAGGTCGCGAACGCGTT